AAATCTGTGTTGATCCAGAGGCTGAGGCTAACTGGCTATCGCTAGTAATAAAAAGAATTGAAGAGGAAGAAATGAGTTGGCCCCAGGCTATCAAGGGAACTCCGTGGGAGGGTAGACCGGAGGCAATGCGTCACCTTGCAATACGACGAGGCATTTATAGTCAAAAAACTTTGAAAGCCAAAAGGGCGGAGGCAACCCAACGGATAAACGATGAAGCGAGACGGGTGAACAAGCTAGCCCGGAGTAGTCACATGAATCTCAAGGACGCTTTAGAGGATAGCACGATCAATGAAAATCAATACTATGCCGCCAAGGGTAGGTTAAATTTACCTCATATAACTAAGCGTCCGAACTAGTTAAATGTATCTGTCCTTCATTGACTTACATAACTTCTCCTTGACAGGAAAGTTAGGGTATGCCTATATGGAATCAGATGTAAGTTATGTTAATTAGATACTCTAACATATTACTAGAATGATCCAACATATTACTCGAATTTTACTGCACACTTTTTAAGTAAAGCTGTGCCTACTAAAAACCAACCGACTAAACATATGAAAATAAAAATACACACCTATCCAGATGGACCTGCCTTGGGTCTGCCTAAAGATGAAATCGTATCAGCCATGGGACTACGTGGTAGATTCTCCGACGCTCGTATTGGACAACTTGAAGCTGGGGATCAGTATCTTATGCCGATCCAGACCGAACTAGAGCCTCGCAGTGACACGCAGTTACTTGCGCTGATGGCACAGCGACACCTACGGACTTGTTACATCGACAACGTAGTAAATCCAGAGGGTAGCCGGACGCTTATTATTATGACCGCTGACGGCGGCACTCTATGGCAAGCGGACCACAATACAAATGAATGCTCGGACCTCGATGCTCTTCGTGATGGACTCAACTTCATCCTTGACCAAGAGGAACTATGAGTCACTTCTATAATTGCCAGAACCCATCGGAGCCTCAGTTCGAGGCCGAGGTGGGGACTCCTGCACAGGCTCGTAAAGCTGGAGCAGACGTTTATCCGTCAGTCACTACCGTGCTAGGCATAGTCAAGGACCCGTTTCTTGACGAGGTTTACAAGCCAAGGATGATTACTGACCTAGCCAGAGAGCATCCGAATCGGACTTGGTCTGACCTTGCTGAGATGGTTTACGGAACGAGACCGCATCCAAAGGATGGAGAGTTAATCCCGTCTCATGAGTTCGGAACATCTGTTCACGGAACCATCGAGCGTATGATAAACCACCACGTTTTGGGCATTGACGAGCATCCCGGTCAATCATGCTGGGACAAGTGGGCCATGCCGTTTCTTAACTGGATTGATGACAACAATGTCCAAGCATTGGGCTGTGAAAAGATAGTCAGTCACGGCGGAATCAAGATCGCTGGCTCCGTTGATTTCATCGGAATCAAGGACTCCAGAATCTTCCTCGCTGATTACAAGTGCAGGGTGAATACTAAAGGTAAGGCTAAACGATACCAGAAGGACTGCTGTCAGCTAGCCATTGAGGCTTACATGCTGATGCACCTACAGAAGTTACCTTACCTTCCCAAGATTCGATCCGTCATTGTGGACTGCGAGACAGCAGAACATATGCACTACGAGTGGACGGACGAAGAGAGCCAGTGGGGTATCCGTGTAGCCAAAGCCGCGGCTAGCCTGTTCTGGATGTTAAGAATGAAACCCGTCGTAAAACAATAACTATGAACAAAGCACTACCCACTGACGCTAAGGCTCGCAAGACTTACCCCATGTATTCTGGCCTTATTAAATACTTTCCTCACGCGCTAGCCGCCGTGTCTCATTGTAGCTACCAAGGCAACCAACAACATCATCCCGACAAACCACTTCACTGGGACATGAACAAGTCCGCAGACGAATTGGACGCACTCATTCGACACATCATTGAAGAAGATTGGGATAAGGTAGCATGGAGGGCATTGGCTAATTTAGAACGCAAACTGACTGACACATGTTCATACAAAAATGGAACCACGGAATGATTGAGATTAACTTAACTGACGACGAAGTCATGATGTGCCAGCACATTGGACACCTGCGATCGGTGCTGTCCAGGGGCAACAATATTAAGGACAGAAAGCAGTCCAACATGGCCGGGCTTGATATAGATGCCCAAGGTGTCACCGCTGAGTATGCAGTAGCAAAGCACTTGAATGTATTCTTTGACCTCGGCCTCAGCCCTCGAGCTGGGTCAGCCGATGGAGTAATGAAAGGTCACTCCTATGATGTCAAAAGCACTCACCACGCCTTCGGAAAGTTACTGGCAACCCTCAAGGACAACCCCGATGTGGACATGTATATCATGTGCCTCACACCGGATCGTTGGACAGTAAAGATGGTTGGCTGGTGCTGGAAGGATGAACTAATAAACAAAAAGAACATAAAGGATCTAGGTTACGGAAAGGGTTACGCACTCGAGCAGAACCAACTCCGTCCCTTCAAAAAATAATATGAGTATGACACAAGTAGAAAGTAACGTCGAAAGAATACAAACTCGGATCGACATGATCCGACAGGAGTCCCGCACCCTATCCTTCAGGATGGAGAGAATGCTTGAGCAACGTAAGCAACTGACCCAAGAGAAGAATACGCTCAAGGATTTACTCACGGAACTCAATGTATCTGCCACAAAATAAACTCAAGGACTGGAGGGTTAAACATCAACCCAAAGCCTGCCCTCTTTTACTACGCAAAACTTCGGACTGGGTTGTGGATCATTGCCACAAATCCGGCATGGTCCGAGGTGTAGTATCGAGGGTTGGTAACTCCTTGTTAGGTAAGATAGAGAACTTTGCTTACCGCAGATGCCAGGTGAGCCAGAGTCATTTACCCGCCGTGCTTAGAGCAATAGCGGACTACGTGGAGCAGGATCAACAGGATGTATTGCACCCCGTTGGACTGACTCAACTTTCAAAAAGATTTAAATCCTTGACATCCGAAAAACAGAAGGCCACTTTAGTAGATCTAGGGGCGAAACGAAAACAACTCATGGAATGTTCTAATGCCTCAGAACGAACCAAACTATTCCGTGAACTAACTAAACATAAACATGAATAAATTGAATATACATTCAAAACTCAAAGGGATTCAATGGTCCCTTAAAGCTCCCAAGGGGCAGACTAATAAGTTCGGCGGGTACAGCTATCGCTCCGCTGAGGACATACTAACAGCTCTTAAGCCTCTACTCGATGAGTGGAACTGTACGCTTGTTATAACTGACGACATGGTCGAAGTAGGTGGGCGTGTATACGTCAAGTCCACGGCTGTGCTAGCAGATACTGAAGGCGAGTACACAATACAAGCAAATGGATTTGCGAGAGAAGCAGAGACGCGCAAGGGGATGGATGACTCACAGATTACCGGGTCAGCTAGTTCCTACGCTCGCAAGTATGCACTCAATGGACTCTTTGCTATCGACGATACAAAGGACGCTGATGCTACTAACAATCACGGCAAGAAGCCAACAACACAAACCAAGAAGATAAGCCAGACAGCTAACGCTGACTCGAACTTTGACTTCTAATAACCAATAATACAATGCCAAAGTACAACAACGAAAACACTGGGGTGCTATTCCCCGAAAGCAAACGTGAGTCCGATTCATCGCCTCACGCCACAGGAACACTAGAAGTCACTGCACCAGGCAAGTACCGTGCGGCGGCTTGGAAGAACCAGAGCCAATCTGGTCCTGTTATGAACATCCGTTTGACTCGTCTCGATGAGGACAAACAGCCAGAGCAATATCGCAGAGGCGGAACCCCAAATCAGCCCACAGCGGCTCCTTCCGCCGCCCCAGCGGGAGACGATCCTTTTTAAGGGTCACTTGATTATCAAGGGGGAGAGGGTCACGCCTCTCCCCTTTTTATTCTTTACTTAGTTACATGAACCAACAAAAACAAAAATATAAATATGAGATACACCTATATGCTCAACATGGACAACGAAAAGGCGGAGTCCTGCGATGTTGTCGTTAAGTTTCGGACAGACGCTTTTGAAAGATTTGATGGATTCACTTCCATCTATTCCGATAAACCACTTTACTCCGAGGACCTAGCTTACCTAGAAGAATGGGTAATGCAGGGCAAGGATCAGTGGAGACCACAAATTGACAATTAGAACCAATAACAAAACAAAAACCATGAACGAATTACTACAAGGATACATTGACGCGGGTGAACCGCTACTAAAGATGGACGGCTTTGATGACTGCATTGCAGGGGTCGTAGAAAGAATAGGACAGGACCCCATCATATGCTATGACAAGGCTAAGGTCATTGACCAGATGATCGCCGATGGCATGACCGAAGAGGAGGCCGTCGAATACTTTGAATACAACCAAATAGGCGCATGGGTAGGTGACAGGACACCTTGCTTCCTAATATCACAGCCATGAAGGAATTAGAGAAAAGCCTTTTGGGGACAATCCTAAAGGCTGAGATAAACGATGGGTGCAACGCGTTACTGAACGAAGCGAAGGAGTCCGGCATCAACGCTGACTTCTTTACGGCCCACGATACTCAGTCAATGTGGGAGGCTATGTGCAAGCTGGACTCCAAAGGAGTTATCCTTGGCACGATGTCCCTGTTCACGGATATGTCCAAGGGTCAGAAGGGACTCGATGCTAACTCAGTCTGGTCCACGCATGACAAAGGTCTAAGCGAGTTGCACTTCAAGGGATTAACGGATGACATGGTGGAGTCCCACAGGACAAGGAACCTCTCGCGTCTGTCTCTGGTTATCAAGGACGGCTTACAGGAGGGTAAGGACTCCGAAGAGATCCTTACTACTATACAGGGTCAGTGCGATTCCATATCCTCGTTGACTCCTACTAGGGATAATCTACAAACCATTGTTGATCAAACATTTGAGGACGTTACAGGTAAGGTAGATTTTTCTAAATACCTACGGACTGGCATCCAATCCATTGATGATGTTCTCTACAGAGGTGGCTACGGATCAGGCCAGCTGTGCGTCCTAGCTTCACGGCCAGGGTGCGGCAAGACCGCATACGCCTTGAACTTCTTGAGCAACACCTGCACGACAGGCAATGGTATGTTACTCTTCAATCTTGAGATGGGTGCTAACCAGATAATGAAGCGCATCTTCAGCATTAAGTCAGGACTACATATGCGTAGGTTCGAGGACGGGCTAGCTCCGGCGGACAAGATGCAAGCACTGAGGAAGACTACCGAAACCGTGAAGGGTTGGAACTGCTGGATCCGTGACAACGTATATCGACTGGACCACATACTAGCAACAGCTAGGGGTATGCACAGAAAGCATAAGGTAAATGGAATCATTATTGATTACTGCCAGCTGATAAAGCCCATGTCCAAGAACATATCCAGAGAGCAACAAGTCGCAGAGATCAGCCGTGAGTTAAAGCTACTTGCCAAGGACTTAGATATACCCGTCCTGTTACTAGCACAGGTGAACCGTGAATCCGAAAAGGATGACCGCTCTCCTATTATGTCCGACCTCCGTGAGAGTGGAGCCTTGGAGCAGGATGCTGACAGTATTATATTTCTGTGGCAGACTTTATCAGAGAGGGAACAGAAGATGGACTACGTCCGCTGGACTCTAGCCAAGCAGAGGGAGGGCATGGGATATACCCAAGGCCGTATCCTCTTTAACAAAGGCACTCAGAAGATGGAGGATCACTCACAGTTCATTTGATATGAAGCCTCACCAGAAGCGGACGGCTCGTTACCATAAAATCATTGAGGATTTTTTCGGTGGCTATGTCTGCGGTGAGTGCGGGTTCAAGGGCAAGGCAGTTCAATTTGACTGTCATCACCTGCCTGGGTATGAGAAGGTGAGAGCCATCAGGGACTTCGCCAGAACGGGGAACCGTCAGGAGTTCATTGAGGAGCTAGAGAAGTGCGAACTTCTATGTGCAAATTGCCACAGGCTGGAGCATTCCTCTTGACAGAAAACATAGGACACCTATGTTATAATTATTCTACCACACAAATGGTTCGTGTGTTAGTTGGTTCATATAGTAATACAAGGTAAGCCGAAGGAGTAATCCCAGGCGAAGTGCGGTTTTCATGGACCGCGCTTTTGTTCAGTCCTTGGAGGGGCTGTTCCGTGTTATTCCGGAGCAGCCCTTTTTACTAGAACAACCGTTGAGGAAGTTTAATTTCAGACGGTATAACAATAGGATCCTGTCCGACCTTCTTCTTGCGTTCGTATTTGCGTAGCTGTGATTCAGTGTTGAATCCAAACACCCTGTTTATAATTTCACTATAAGGTCCAAAGGCTGTTATATCTTTGGGTTGAACCTTCTGTCCCATTGAAAGTCTTTGCATTACCAACAACATATCACCCGCCATCTGCAAGGACACCGGAGCGAAGTATGAAACAGCGGCCCCGAAAATACCTTCTCTTTTTATTTTGTATCCCGTGTAGGTGCTGATACCCAAAGGGGACAACAAAGAATTAATAAGGTAATCGTTCAGGTATCCTAGTCTACCCGCGATGAAATCCTTTAGTCCAGCAACGGGCATACCTATCGCAGCTAGGCCAGCCAATAATCTTAATAAGTCTATGACTGCTCTTCGTCTCTCGAGGTTAGACAGCCTTGGATCCGCAATGCGATTAATAATTTCTGAACGAGCATTATTCATCTGGTTCACCATGAAGCTCTTCATCATGTACAAGATCTGAGCATTCGGGTTCTCCGTAGCAGCCAGTGGTCGACTACCTTTACTCATTGGCTGGGACTCGTTAAGTCTTGAAAACAGAACCTGTCTTACCAAAGGTGCATTTCTAAATTGATCTGAATTAGGTTTGCCTGGCTTGAATCTCTTGAGTTCAGCCATGAATTGAATCTGTTGATTTGGACTCAGGCCCAAGTAAGAAAGTTCTGAAGCAAACAGCTTTGATTTATTGCTGTTACGGTCCCGGTAGTATCCGTTGGTCAGTTTTCTGTATCGATTGAAGTTCGCAGTAAGATTTGCGTTCTTCATCCTCATGTCCAATTGCCTAAAGCCGGTAGTCATTAGTAATTTCCGTAAGGACTTATTACTTAAATTAGCTGCCTTAGCAAACTTAGATCCGTCCGTCCGTGCAGTCTTGTCCTGGACGAACTCACTAGCAATTTGTTCGACATCAATGCCAACCATTTGACCGGTCACTGTGTTGTTCAATATCGCAGATAAGGTTCCGATGGGATTATTTTTTACAGTAACAAACGTAGTATCCAGGAGTTGCGATAAGGTCGAAGTGAACTCAACGAGTCCTGATATGTAACCCAGGCTTCTAAGTAATTCTAACGGCGCAGCCTCTTGCTTTCTTACTCTGACTGCCCGCTGGAAGATGTCCGGGATGATTCCCTCCGCCTGCTCTTCCGTGATGCGGTTAGCCGCTACAAGTTCTCTCAACAAAACGGACAGGTCACTAGGCACTTCGTTTTTATTTATCTTAATGCCCGTGTCCTCATACGTGTAACGACGACCAATGATCCGAAGTGTCTCAAGTGAGGATGTCATGTTATAGATGTATCTTTCCAGGGCTACATCAATGTCATCGTAAGCATCAATAATTTTTGACGGAATCAGATCACCCTCAAGAACTCCAACGGTTCTTTCTTTAGTGCTGCTAGGTGTTGCCCCCTTGGGCTTTTTAAATCCTTCCTGCCGCAGGTAATCGTCAAAGTAAATGGCTTCATAGTAGGCTGTTTCTTTGCCTCCTAGTACAGGTATAATCTCCTTGTTAGCTAACTCACGAACGGACTCAGGGACGGGCTGCCCTTGTTCCTGTAACTCGTCCAGTCTAGCGCGGGCCTCTTTAATCTCTTGGTTCTGGCCCTTGATGATTACATTACCTTCGCTATCCTTCGTGCCTTTTATATACTCCCGGAAGCCAGTCTTGGCGGACTTGCCGTAATAATTTTTTACCTTATCTAGGTCATTAATAAAGCGAGGCATGTAGTCATACACCTTGCCCATCTCAACGCCTGCCTTAGTTCCTTCGTCCAGGATCTCGTCCAGGATAAATCTTGGTCCTAGCTGGAAGTCATTATACATTCCGTATTTCTTTAGGAGTGCATCTCTTTCTTTAATAAAATTCTGGCCGCGTTCGCTGACGGATACTTCACTGAACAACAATAATCTTTTTAGTCTTTGGAAGTCCCGCTTGCTTTTCTTTTCAATACCCCTGTATTTTTCTACGAAGGGTAAGGCGGCTCTCAATCTGTCCAAAGATTTGCTTTCGATATTGTAGTAATACTGATTGCTGAAACCCTTTAGGGATGGATCAATGTCAGCCAGCAAAGCGTTCATTGTTTTAGCGTACTTATCAAAAGCCGTGACTTCTATTTTCCGTTCATTAAAGGGTTCGCCCTGGACAGCAAATCCGTAATTAGAATTAGGGAAGACTGGAGCCGACTGGGCCGTAGCTTCTTTGACGATTGTTTGGTTGATAAGTTTAGCACTGGGATCAACCTGCTGTAAAAGTTCGGCAGAAGCACGGATAACTCCAGCGGCCTCTGGGTTTGCCTTAACTTCAGCCCCTAAAGTTCTAGCCAAGTAGGACTGCACCGACTTCAGAAGGGACTTGAGTTTTTCAAATGCTGGTCCTTTACGAATGTAGCTCTCGGTAAGATCTCCATACAATGCTTGCTGTATAGCAGCCCGACTGTACTCGGCACCGAATTGTGCGTCAGTCTCCAAGCCTGAGTAAACCTGTGAGATAGCTGTTCGCTGTTCCGGTGTCAGGCTTTTACCTAAGCTGGACATAAAGGACTGAAATGCTTCGCCCTCATTCTTTCCCTTAGCTTTTTGTAAAATAACCTTGGACATTGCCGCGTGAATCATTTCTTCACGCATAGCAGCTGTTATGTACTTTTGGTCCTGTTGGGCCAGTGCCGCTGGGTTGTACTCAATAACGCCCTGTGTGGCATTGTATTGAGCCATAGGAACCGTATAGTTTGGTATTATGTCTACCCCTATCTTGTCCGCCAGGGGTAAGAAGTTCTTGGTTATGAATTGATCCAGGGTATTTTGATTAAATGTACCCCCTGGGTCTGTCGGTGCTACCTGAGCAGTTTCATCTGTAGGCGCAGCCTTAGCTATGACATCTGTTCCAGTGCCTTCTAGGTATTCTTTTCCGGCTTCGACGAACTGGTCAACCCTTGATTGGATTGAGATTTCTCCGAAGACTTCTGGCGCAATCCGCTGCCCAGTCTCTGCAAGTCTTTGTCCGTATTGCTGCCGAAGGCGTAAGAGCCTTTCCCGTATATTGCCTGTGCTTCCTGATTGCTCAATTTCTTGTATATAACTTTCGCCATTTTGATTATCCTTCCAATTATTTTCTGTAAATGTAGTAACTGCTGAAAAGTTCTGTATTGTTAATGAATCCGAGCCAGTATATTGCTCCGCAAACTTTTGTAAAGTGTTTTCTACGCCCCTTGCTTTTGATTCAGTTAAGCCAAAAACTATAATGCCCTGCTCTCCCGGCATTGCTCTAGTAGAGAAGCCTCTCAGTGCCTCAGCGTCCCTGGCTGCTTTTTTGTCGGCACCTGTTTGTAATTGATTTACGAAATCAACAAAGTTAGAAAGTTCATTGTTACTTAAACCAACCAAAGCAACTGCTCTTTGATTATTGCCACCCTTACCAATGACTGCTTGCATCGTGCCGGCTTGTTCCGTAACCCAGGCTAGAGAATTAGTAAAGATGTTCGCGGCCTCACTAGAACCCATTATATAAAAGTTTCCTGAAGGGGAAACACTGCCCTCCCAAGAACCAATGCCGAACTCCTCGTCCCTAAGTATTGCCGAGGGTGCCATCTCTTGTTGGACCCTGGGTACTATAAAACTTAATACATCTTCTGTGATTACAGTTTTTTGTTGTTCGTTAAGTTTTTGAAAATCAGGATAGATCTGTGTAATTTTAGATCCTAGGCCATAGTCTACTTCAGCAGCTACACGAAAAGTATTTTCAATCAAAGAAGATTCTAGGTCCGATTCTTTCAAGCCGTATTGTCGTAGTATCCGCATCCATCCGACCGCTTGTACCTCAGCCGGTATCCAGTCAGTGCGACCCTTCCATCCGATGGAGTTCAAGTAATCCGTGAGACGATTACCCCAATCCGATATACCCTCGTATTCGCCCTTAGACGGAGAACCAGTCAAATCTCTGACGAGTTGAACTTCTTGGCCTCCTACTCGAAGTATAGCTTCCTCTGGCTCGGTCTTAGTTTTACCCTTAACCGTCTTCTTTTTAACCTTCGTAATTTCTACGGAAGCTGGTTGGCCATCTACAGTAAGAACTCCATTATCTGAAAATCTTTTTATTCGTGTAAGTGTTTGTTGATCTAACTTTCCGGAGTCACGGCCAGTGTGAACATCGGCAACAAAAGGCATACCTCCCTCAGGAGAATCGCCCATGAAAGTACGAGTTCTCTTACCCATACCCGCATCAATAAAGTCACTGAGCTTTGCATCCAGTCCTTTTTCAGCTAAGGTATCAGTAAATATAGCCTCTAGTTTTTCGTCCGCTAGACCGCCCTTCTTACCTGACTTGATGCCAGTAAGACGATCAATGACTCTAAATGTATTGCGTACACCACCAGCTGGTGATTCGTTTTGTTGTGATGCAAGCCATGCCAACATCATCTTTGGTCCTCTCTTCGGACCGAACTCTTTTGTAAATTTACTTTTAAGTGAATCGTACCAACCAGCCGCATTGCTTATTTCTTGGTCCGTGAACCATGCAGAAGTTTCTTCGGTCCAACCTTCAAAACTCTTGCCGCCTCTCTCTGAATCCTTACCTATATAAATAGGCTTGCCGTTGACTTCTAATCTAAGCGATGGATTCTTACCTTCTCCAGTTCCAGCTCTACGTCTTTTCTTGCTAGCTAAATTTTGCGCTGGGTCACCAGATGCTCCTTTAATAAAGTCAATGGTTTGTACAGGCGCAGCCCCGGCTACTACGTCTGGATCAACAGCACCCTCTACTTCACGAGAAAGAAACTCGTTACGCGGGGTCTTTCCGTACACTGGATTTTTAGCTAGGACAAGTGGTCCAATCTGTATGACCTCATCGGCGGACATTACCTCTTGCATACTAGAACGATCATAGAAGTAACCCCTTCGCTTGGGGTCCATGCCCACTTGTATAAAAGATGGATCCTTGATTGCCGCATTAGCGCGAGCAACAGCCTGATCTTCGGTTAAGTTTACATACTGCCCCAGTATTGTGGCTATTGGTATTTTAGTTTCTTTCTTAGAAGCAATACCCGTAGCTATAACTTGACCGGCAGGTTTGTCGTAACCCACGATGCCAAACCTTGGATTAGTAACAACTGAAGTAGATTGATGACTAATAGAAGCACCACCTCTAAATCCTTTTGTTTTTTCTGTAGCTCCGTGAATGGTAGGAACCCATACACCGTGATCTCGGTAAGCAGGAATGTCTAGGCGCAGTTTAACAAATGTTCCCGTTGGAAGATTCCTGGCTTGATTAATTTTTTCACGCTTGTCTTCGGCCAGCCCACGAAGCATATCAGATTCACTCGCAGGAGGAGGAACCTCCTTGTATGGCCTAACGGGATTAACTCTGTCTATAACGCTAGCAAGCTGCTTGCTCTCAGATGGTGTAATCCTGCCGCCTGACTTTAACTTTGTAAAGATAGGCAAAGCCGCTTTAACCACCTCTGGTTTTGGCATCATTTCTTTTCTATAAGGAGTAAATGCACCTACGGTAATATCCTTTTCGTCCAGAATGTTAGGCAGCCTATCTCCGGCCTGGGCTATCGGGTCAAGTTCTTCGGCTAACTCTTGACTAATAATATCAATTTCATCTTGAGTAAGTTCTGCCTCCACGACCTCTTCTTCTACTGCGGCTTCTTCCTCTACTACAGGATCCGGGGTAACCTCTTTCTCTACCTTGAAGTCAGATGTATTAATACCCTCGTATTTTATGTTGACTGCACGATCACCTAAGCCCTGGGTAGCAAGCCTAACGGCTTCCTCTGGATTAGCTGCTTGGAGATTGAGAATGCTTTGTTCGTCGTTCTTGGGATTAATATAGCTGACCGTATAAGTAAGTTCAGTATCCGGGTCAACGCCTTGTTCGACAGCCTGTTCATCGGGTGATAGGTTCCTGTCCTGGAAGGCCTGGTATCCAACAAACGGAGTAGTCACCGTTCCACCAGCAACTGCCCCCAATAAAATTGATTCAAAGACACCTTCAGTGATCTCACGGTCAGGGTCATATTGCATTAACTCACTGGCTAATGTGTTCTGGAATATAGTCTGGCTACCCTCGGTTAAGCCTTCTCCAACAGCAGAGCTTGCTATCCTTTTACCCGCCTCTCTAATTGTTACCTTGGACTGACCTCTAAATATATTATCTACTAACCGAGTAGCACCAAAACGCTCAAGGACAACAATAGGTACAGCGGAGAACGCTCCAACCTTGTCTGCCTCCTTGAGTTGATCCTCACTTGCGCTAACAGAAGTAACACCCTGTGTTGATAAATAATCATCCCTGCCTTGTTGGTATGCGTTAGCAGTCAAAGCTGATAAGCCGATTGGTCCGGTGGCCGCTGCCGCCATGTAAGCAGGGGTCTGCGCTATGGTAGTTACGGCCTTGTATCCGAACTTACTTTTATCTTCGTCCGATACACTGCCCTCATAAAATTCTTTGCTGTAATTCCTGAAGTCAGATACAGTTTTTACTAAATCCGAATCCCCGGTAAGCCTAGATATACCAGAGGCTACGCCTTCAAGGGTTGCGTAACCAACGTCAGAAAAACCAGCAAGTGCCGCTTGTGTGTATTTTTTTGCGCTGTCCAGTAGCCCGCCGTCATCTAGCTTGGTCCTGTATTGAGGATACTTCTTGAGGATTGAATCAGCTAATTGATCATTATCAATGGCAGCGTATTGTGGATACTTGTTTTTAACTGATTCAGCAAGCTGCTGTCTAGTGTACTCCATATGAGTATTATAAAATAAATTGTTTTAAAGAGTAGGTATATCTAATCCCAACGGATTGTTGTCATTCGTCATCATTTGTTCGCCCTGCATTATTCGTTTAGTTTCAATAAGCTCTGGCACACCTTTTATTCCTTGTACTATACGTGGATCTAACTCAACAGGCTCGGGCGTAAATGGTTGACCTGGGCTAAATATATTACCAAGCATTCCTAGAAAGCCAGGACCTTCTTGTTTCTGCATTGTTTGAGTCTCTGGATTGTATGCAAAACCTGCCTCGGTAAGCATTGTATCAGCAGCTCCAAGTGCAGCAGGAGATATTGGTGATGGCTGTTCGCTCTTTAAAGTACTTTTAAATAAATCACGGACTGCCTCATCTCTAACTACCGCTTTAGCAGTATCATCATCCATCTGTGGAAATAAAGATTTAATCGCCTGGAGAGAAACTTGTTCCTCTTGTTTTTTAATTTTCTTTTCTTGATGCTTTTCTATAGCGGAGCCAATGGTAGCACCTAGCTGCGCTAATGTATTAGCCTGTATCTCAGCGGCTCTTGCAAAGCCACTGTAGTCCGCGTTACCCAGTTCTGGTCGTATCTGTGATCCTGCTTGAAATGCCATACTATTTAATTTTTGTATTCATCCACTTGCGGATGATTAATTTTACACGAGGCTTGTTTGAAATAAACTTAGCGAATCGCTCGCCATACTTCAAGTATAGATTGCGGAGCCAGCTTGGTGCATCGTTCAGCATCCATTCACGGAACTCTATCCACTTAGGATTCTCGATGCCGTAGACCTCACGGGCTACCCAACAACCACCACCACCGCTGGCCGCTGCCCCAGCCATGCTACCAAACGCTTGGGTCACGCCTCCGATCATAGCTGCTTTAGCTTGATCCTGCATACCCTGGAACGTCATATCCTGCCCACGTTGTTGCAAGGCCATATTGATACCCGCGTTAGGATCAAATAACTGAGGACCCATAGGTCCTGCTGCACCTTGCTGTGCCTGTCCTAGCATTGACCCGCCTAGACCAACAGCAGCAGAAGGACGACCTAAGATAGTCATACCTACGTCACCTGCTAGATTTCGGTTTTGAGCAAACGCTTGTTGTCCCATGCCTGCCGCTTCTCGACGAAGACCGGATAGATACTGTTCACGGCCCATGAGTTGACCAGCGATTGCACTCTGGTCCGATACGCGTCCTTGACGTTGTGCCATACCTAGTGCCTGCTGATCAACTAAACGCTGTTGCTCAGGGTTTAGACCTTGCGAACGCTGGTAAAGATCCTCTGCCATAGCAGTCTGTTGCTCGGCTAGTCCCGTGCTGTATGGGTCAGCTCCACGGTAAGCCTCAACCACTTGAGGTGCGAACTCCTGCAATGCACCTACGTCGGACTCACGCTGTAGCTGTAACTGCTCACGTTGTAAATCACCTGCACGTCTTGACTGATCCTCAAGTAGGTCAAATAATCCAGCTTGTGGTGCTAAGGTTGGTGATATACTTTCAAGGCTTTTTTCTAATTGTTGCTTTCTGGCTTCGGCTTTTTTCCTTTTATCTCCCCTTAAGACTTGCTGTCCTTTTTCATTTACTTCAGCTAGATCTCTGTCCAAAGAAGATATATTCCTTTGCACTCCTTCATACGCTGGATTGGCAACTTCCTCAGTTCGCCCCTGCGCCATTGTTTGAATGTCCGCAAGCTCCAGTGCGGTATATAGTGGACGAAAGGTTGCCTCCGATTCAAGTAAACGACCTTGAAGCAA